TTCAAGCAGAAGACGGCATACGAGATTAGCGAGTGTCTCGTGGGCTCGGAGATGTGTATAAGAGACAGGCCCCATTGTAGTCGCACTCACCCCATTTTACCTCGGTAGTATTTATGCTTAATCCAGTAAGGTTTACCTTATCAGAATGTAAGTTAAACATGTTAGGTGCAAGTGCACCATATCCATTAATACCACCGAATATAAACGTTGTGGTAGTAGGAACCACAAAATAACTATAGCAATTTCTAAGAATCATTTTCCACATATCATCATCTGGATTAAACGTAATATGATACGGGAACTGCCCTACACTAATTAAGTTTGTGCTCTGCAACGGGTAATTCTTTGCCACATCCAACATTATGGTCTTTGGGTCGAAACTTATCAGTCCATTTATTGAGTTGTTTGTGCTTAACACCTTTATAGCTGTTCTTGTCGTATCGCTTGTAGTTTCCCAACAATAGTAAAAGAAATTTGTAATACAGCTATTCAAGTATAAAATACAACCCGTGTTAAAGTTGTCGGCATAGCAATCAGTCAAAGTAATACTATTGCTTAAAGAGCAATCATAACCTATGCTACCAGTCCACACACTATCAGCCGAACTGCAACATAAAACATGGCTATCTGTAATAGTAGTTCCTCCGGAGTATGCGCTACACCATATGCCCACTTTACTTCCAAAAGTTCTAAACCCATAGATATAGTTATCACTTCCGTTTGTTCTAATTCCATAAGCGAATACAGTAGCCGGATTAGGTTCACTATTTCCTTTATCATCGTTTACTACTTCCACATAATTTACATAGCAATCAGATGATATAGGTGGTTCAACCCCATACGGGAATATATCTATACCACATCCTGTAATAATAGGAAGTGTGATTTTAGAGTAGTGAATATCAGCCCCTCTTGTCATTACCAGAATACCACTGCACTTTAAGTTACAATTGAGATTAATGCCAAACATACCAGTTTTTGATTTCTGATAGGTTGCATCACTGTCCGTAGCCGGAGGAGTATTAGCCCCAATCTGAATCATATATGCATCGGTATAATTACTTGAAGTAGTAAGTATAGTATTATTTCCGATTAACATACGATTGATTGGTATTAAGATTCTAGAACTAATGATGTAAGTACCGGGGGCAATAACAACATCTCGGTTAGTAAGCAACTGATTTAACTCACTAGTTATATCTGTATTTTCGTCTGGATAATACATCATAGCATCTGTTAAATTGTTTGAGCCAACTAAAACCTGATAAGTTGTTCTCTCGTCTTTAAACGGAACGTAACTTAATCTGTTATTAATAGCAGTGGGGGTTTTATACTGTAAAGGATTAGTGGGATTTAATACCACATCCTTTCCAGCAACTGTAACACCATTGGTTGCCCCAACGTCTGTAGTGGCACCGTGCACATTCAGATTACCCGTAGCACTGATTTCCACGTTATTAGCCATAACGTCCTTATCTCCTGCAATCATTTCAGTGGAACTAGCCGCACTAACCTCGTAAGGCCCTGATATAGTTTTGGCTGTTCCATTCTGTATCTCAATGTTGTTGTTAGTGGTCACAATCTCAATCCTGTTATTAGTCCCGGTATTTGTAACCGGGGTAATGGCATTAAGAATCACTCCCTTGACAACATTGTTATTGCCGTTAACAACCAACCCATTTTTGATGGCTGTGTAACAAGTCACATTCTGGATTACGTGATTAGCCCCGGATACCGTTAACAGTGTCTCATTATTGAGAGTACTAGTGTTCATAAAATCGATAACATCAACACTACACCTTGAACCGCCAATCATGACTCCATTACCCTGAGCACCATCCACAACTATACTGCTCATCTGAACCAACCCATCAATGGCCAAACTAAGAACATCAAACCCATTCTTAAATATCACATTATCGAAGAGCATACTAGTAACATTGCCATGGTAAACACTACAGTTTTGAGTCTGCCCAGGCATGTTAGCACTCAAGGTCAAGTTACTAATTGTACAGTTTCCCATCTCTCCAGTAAGCAGGTCTACGTTGCTACCAGATTCCAGATTGATAATTGTCTGGTATCTATCCTGTCCAACCAAACTAACATTACGCTTCATGGTTAACTGATTAATTGAGTAAATCCCGGCAGGAAAGAACAAATAGTTTTTCTTACCGCTCACGTAATTAATCATTTCCTGGATAGCGGCAGTATCATTAACAATACCATCACCTTTTGCCGCAACTAACGGTGCAGGAGGGTTCTTAACGTTAATGAAAAAGTAATCAGCGAGTACCTGCTTTACAATCTCTTCTAAGTTCATCTTGTCTAACAGTTCCTTGACTAACTCAATGATGTAGTCTGGTAAACCGTTAATTGTGGTAGCCATTTCGTTGATTGCCTGTGTTAATTTACACACCTGCTCATCATAGCTTAACGCATCATTAAACACAGTTGGCAATGTTAACATGCACCACTGTCTAAGCAATGGTATGCTTTTAAAGTTTGTCGTAGTAGTCAAAATGGATATCCTCCTGTCCAAATATTCATAAACAATTCACCCAAGTCCTCAATAACCATCATATCGATATTAAGGAATGTCTCCCTAAACTCCATAATCAGGCTCGCGTAACTCTGGGTTCCCTGTTTACCTTTTACGGTTTCCAAATAATCCTCTGTGTTGTTAATCGTTGTGCTATTGTTTGTTGTAGTTGTAGTATTTGTTGTGGTATCTGTTGTGCTATCCGTGCTGGTATCCGTCTTTCCAGTTGTAGTCCCATTGCTAGTGTTAGTATCATTCACCATCCTTGCGTTAGTCAGATACTTCTCATTTCTAAGATTGTCTATGGCCCCTTGCGGTGTTGCTGAGAATTTATCAATATTTTCGCTTGTGGTGGTATTAGCAACCGTAGTATCGTCGGTGGTGTTTACATTTCCATGATTATCCACCAGGACCTGTCCGTTAATATCCACATTGCCTTTCAATGCTTCGGTGCCTGTTTTCTTTCCGGTGTGGTTCCTGGTTATGTCAACATCGTACAAAGGATTAAATTCCAATAATGCGCTCTTGTATAACTGATTATAGTAGGGCATTATTTCATTTAGCTTAGTATCAAGTTTCAGCTTCCATAAGCCATAGGTTTCCAACCCAATCTCCCTAGTATAATAATGTTTAAGGATTTTAGTCTCCAACACATTCCTGTAACTTTCGTCAAATATGGGCCACGAAAAGTTGAATATTTTTGGAATGGCATTCTGAATGACCGTGTTAACGTCATCATATCCTACGCTTTTCTTCAATCCAGCTTCTGCTTCGCAGATGAATCTGACCTGTGTTGTATATACGCTCATTCTTCCACCTCCTTATCTTCAACCTTTATATCAACATCCTTCTGTCCTTCTTCCGACATTTTGGGGATAATCTGCTTATACCTAACCTCCATATTCAAACCGAACATAGCATTGATTCTATCGCAAGCTATCTCACGTTCCATCAGTCTTGTATACCTCTGTGCTTCCACGTCCCCCATCCCCACTGAAATTTCTGACGTATTAAGTCTTTCGCGTTTTGAGGTATTCGTGTTAGCAATTCCAAGATATGTCATGGCTTCGTCCCATATCTGCTGTTTAATCACCATCAGTTTGTCAGCTACATACGGTGCAGATATGTCTATGGATTCAAGACCTTTCAAGTCCATAGCCTTGTCAGCAAATATGAATGGATAGTTACCATCGTACTGTTTAAACAGGTTAATAATGGTCAGTCTTTGGTTTTCTGAACATTTTGTAATCTTGGGAGTCTTCTGTAATTTTATGTTTGTGTCGATTGCTCTCTGCACCTCGTATAACCGCCAAGCGTACATCTCAATATCTAATTGGCTGTTAGTGTGAAGAGAGTTGTTAAATATAAGTACGCTATTAAGATTATCTAAAGGCATCTGATATCCGTTGCTTGCGTAGGCTCTACGCAAGATAGGTATTCTGTATACATCCAACGGCCCGGATATCATGCACTGCAATGACAGATAACCCATGATTTCGTCCTTAAAGAACACAGACATTCCGTCTGCCATCAGTGTAAGTTCCAGGAAACGTCTGTCGCACGTTGTAGGGAGGTTAATCCATTCAAACTGAGATATACACAGGTCAACCAATCGATTGTAGTACTGAATGAACGTCCAATCGTTACATTTTTTGGCGTTCCAGAACTCCCTATCCCCTTTCGGTCCGTTCACGTTATTCCGTCCTCGTGACATTATGCACCTCCTCCAACCCTATTATCCAAACCATAGTTGCCGACTTCTGAACCGTTCTTCCAGAAAGTAATCCCGTTATCATATATACCCCTGAGTGTTGCCATATCTTCTGCTGGAACACTTCCCGTCAGGTTGGAATTTTGTGTCTTAACATAATTCCAATGTGGGCGTTGACTACGGTTCGGAACTTTTACACGGTGGGTTGCGTATCCGTAAGTGTTAAAGTAATCATCAATTATCTTTGCAAACTCGGCGCGTACGTGATAATTAAGAAACCAGAAATCCTTAACTTCCAGAGCTACCTGCGCTGTATTCGACTGTGAACCATGTGACTGAGGTGGCTGTGTTGAAATAGCGTTAACCCTAGCAAGGGTCTTAGCCACATTTGTTATCCCACCAACTGCGCCAACCGCGCCTATCGGTCCACCAGCGGCAATACCCACGGAAGCCGCCATTGCGCTACCCAGCATATCAATTGTCATGCTGGAACCATTCTGTGCCAACCAAGCGCGGTACGAATCTGTTGTGAAAGAGCACTGAGGGAAACCACTAATTGTAATTGATTCGTTGTAGTTTGCGCCAACATACTTATATCCTAAAGGGGTAAGCATTCCAGTGGGGTTTGGTGACATATCCATTGCAAAATCAAATACACAGTTGGCTGAGTTAAAGTATTCGTACTTATAGGTAGCACTGTTTCCCATAAGATTTGTCACATATAAAAAGCAGTACGGATAGGTAAACAGCTTGTTATTCTTTGGCACGTATCCGTCAATTTCCCCTCTCTGCTTATCCCTGGTAATGTTGTAATGTTTAGCGGGTGCACCCATGGTTGTCGTAAAGCTTGACGGCATCATGAATATTGACACAACAGCATCTGCTTTATTATCATCCACAAGATTGTCTAGGAAAGCCGCCACCGCTGGAAATGTGTCAAAAGTGTGTAACCAGCAACCTGAATAGATATTGCCATATCCGCCAGTACTTGTTCCTGGCGCGCCGGTGCTATCAACGGTTGCCGCAACTACCACAACATAGTCATTCATGTAATCTGTCCTAAATGCTGTATCAAATACATAATCGCCTAACTCTAAATCTTCAGGTACTAAGTTTTCCCCTATAGCGTCGGTCAGGCTGTGTTCCCTTACAACAAAGGACGGGTTTACGGTATAGTCAAAGAACCATGTCTGCATAACATCAATTTCGACCGTTATTTCAGACGTTTCATTGTTTATATATTTAACCGACGTTATGAATGCATAGAACCATTTAGTACCAAATGACTGGTTCTGAAACATGATATAGTTACAGTCATACAACTGCTCTGCATTAATACCAATCATAATTGGTTCGTTCATATTAACATAAGACAATGCCGGGTTGTTGAATTTCGTCAATGTAGAAAAGTAAGCGGTCTGAGCAGACGCGCTTGTAAAATATATTGTGTTTCTATATGTGTTGTCAAGAGGAACGTTTTTAAGAACCCTGACATTTGTATTAGGTGCTACATACATATTATTCCTCCTAAAGCCCCTGGAATTACCAGGGGCCTTGACTTTTATGCTGACACAGTAATGGTGGATGTTCCGTTCTTTGTAGTGTCAAATGTGCTGGTAGCTGTAACCGTGAGAGTTGTGGCTGTCTCATTTTCGCTCACATGCAGATTACCGTAAATGTCAATGGTGGTAGCCGCATCATTTCCGCCTGTAACGGTCCAGTTAACAGACTTAGGCGCAAAGTTGGTCGTAACAACAGTAGCCGCCATCTTAAGATTCTGACCTTTAACAACTGTAGCTGTTGCAGGTGTTACAGTAACGCTGGTAACGGTCGGTGCCCCAGCAACATACACAGTATTATTTGCGAAAGGAGATACGCTAAACGTCTTCCAGGTGTGGTAGAAGTAGTTCCAGTACAGCCCCTGTCCGTTGTAGTTTTCGGTGAAGTTGTAGAAGTTATCGAAAATCATAAACCAGTCACGGTCTACCATAACAGCCGGAATTGCATCAAGTGCTGTAAGTTCATCAGATGAAATGGGCACGTAGTTCGGATCATCCTTGAACAGGATGTTAAGCCTTGCGGTGTCTAACGCGCCGAAACTATCAACCAGGATTCTGTTGCCCATGAACTCTGCTTTTTCCATGTTGAACGCAACTGCAAGAACTTCAACATCAATGACCGCGTCAAACTTAGCGTTAAGCAGGATAATCTGGTCCCGCTTCTCTGTCTGGGTGGTTACACCGGACAGGTTATAATTCGTGGAAGGAAACTCCCACACGTTGCTTACCCCTTTAATGGTTGATACAATCGTCTTGGCGTTATCTGCCGTTACCGGGGCAACCTCAGTCACATTCATGCGGCCCTGTAAGATATTGCGCGCCAACATGTATTTCATCGTCAGGAACTCGTCGTAGTTAGCCCCTGTATACATGCTGTCTACGATTTTAGCAATCAGGTCGGTAATTCCCTGCCATGACAGGAACGCCTGTCTGAGCTGGTCATTGCTGATTGTGGCCTTGTAAAACTTCTGATAGTTAAGGATGTGGAACGCCGCACGTACGTCCGGTATTTCACGCTTAAACACATCTGTTTCCGCGACTGCGGGGTCAAACTGGAAGGGTTTTGCAATGTTAACGAAAATCTCTTCCACTGTCTCGCCAAATTCCAGCAATCCTTTCTTAAGACCGGACCAGGGATTGTAGAACATCTTGGATGTTATCAGCACGCGTCCGATGCGGTTCATAAGTGCACTGAGGAACTCGTTCTGCAATGCAGGATAGTTCATGATGATTCCGCCAATCTGGCGGACGCTTGCCTGACTAGCCGGGTCTGCTTCTGGGATGTAGTCGCGGTAATTTGCAGAAGCGTTGTCCCGGATAGTGTTAAGAATCTGAGCAGTCGCTAACCTCATGTTGCTGACTCCCTCAAGATTCATGTTGGTTGCTTCCGCCCTGTACTGCCGTGCCGCATTTTCGGTCACCGTGTTCATAGTAACTTTCTCTGGTTTAATAGGCATTATTCACCCTCCCTTTCTTCAAACAATGTTTCAAAACTGCGGACTTTACCATCGTCCTTAACGTCCTCTTCCTGGTCCTCCTTAGCACCCTCTATGCTGTTAAAGAACCTGTCCCTGTAACGCTTACGCCATTCAGCATCGAGGTTGTTGTATTTCTCTTCCCAATTCTCCTCGCCATCACGGCTGGCCCTACGTTCGAAATCGTCCCAGGTGTCCGTCATGTCCTCGAGGTATGATAATGCCTCCTCGGAATCATCCTCACCAAGGCGTTCCCTGATGCGATTAAAAAAGTTATCCCTGTCTAATACTGCCATACTTTTCCTCCTTCCAATGTTACACGTGAAACATCATAATTTTTTAAGATACATGTACAATGGCATTCTGTGCCGCCAATCCGGTGCACCCGGCGGATTAGGTGGCGGAACATAATGACCCTCATACCAGTCATACCAATACCTTGCGTACTCCTGCCGTTTAGGCTGGTCAATTTCTGACGGACGCTCAAAGTTCTTAAGGAAACAATCTGCAAGATATTCCGGTGTCTGTGTACTAACCTTAAATTCCTCAAATGTTTCCGGGTATTGGGATGTAGGTATCCATTGACCGAATGGTACGGTTTCCGTGTCTATCCATTCCATCTGACCGTTACCATCATCATGGGCATATCCGTGCTGGTCTGCCCAGTCGGTGTAGTTGGTGGAAGGTGTCCATTGTACTAAACCAAACCCTCCTGTCCCCGGTGTAAGGTTCTGCCATATACCGGGGTTTAGGGTTGATTCCACTTGTTGGTTGCCCAGCATTCCTGCCACGGCGTTTGCTGTCCATCCCTTATCCATAAAGTATGCAAACTGAATGGTAGCGTTGTTCTGCATCTCACCTATTGCGAGATAGCGGTTGCCTTTAATCCATTCACTGACCGCGCCCTCTCCATAACGGTATAGGTGCAACCAGTTTCCGCGGGAATCATTCGCGTTAATTGATACCTGCTGGTCTAACGGAACTGTGCTGGTATGCGCTCCCATGGTTCTTGTCGCATCGAACGCCATTTCAGTGTGGGTAGACCTGAGAAGGATATCCCCTTTCAGCCATGGGACTGATGGTTCATGACGTGTGAATCCCTCCTGTACTAAAATGTTATCCATGGTGGATGTGGTAAAGGGCCATGTTCCGTATTTAGATTCTAAATCCCAACCTCCTGCTATCAGCGCATACCATATGAATGATGAACAATCATAATAAGTTATGCCGTTAACAGTGCGCTGGTTACGATACTGCTGAGAGTATCCTACATTAGGTTTATTGCATACTTCTACGGCCCAATTATAGGCAACCTGGATATTAGCCATGTAAAACATCCTTCCAATTGTTAAGATTGTTACGGATAATTATAGAAGGGTAATCCCTTTCTGTCTGGTCAAGGTCGCACCGTCCTGCTATGCCCGGTATCTTGCCGGATTCAGAAGTCTGCCATAAGGTTACTGGTCTGCCTGGGTTTGCGGCATATCGTGCGAACCACATGTCATACTTTTCTGCGCATCTTGAACCCTGGTAATATCTCTGTAAATAATCGTTGTTGCAATAGAACATAGCGTAGAATCCTGCTTCTTCCAAACGTTCACAAAATGCTTCTGTACATTGAAGCACGAAATCCCTTGTTACCTTAACACCATTCTTGTTGCAGTGCGTAACGCTATCATACTCAAAATCGAATACCAGAGGATATGATGGCGTTCTTGAACCAACAAAGTTAATCAGATGTTCTGCTTCACGTTTCGCCATGTTGGGGTGCAGAGCATAACTGAACCAGTATAACCCATATGGGATACCAAGCTTCTCGCACCATTCGATGTTGCGTTCTGCCTGAGCATCGATGTTATTGTTACCAAACCCGGCACGGATGATTGCGAAGTCTGAGTGCTCAGAACCTATGACCTTATCCCAATCAATCTCGCCTTGGTGTCGTGACACGTCAATGCCATTAAACATTCTTTTCACCTTCCATTCTCTCTAACAGTTTTGTCAGGGCAATGGTGTTGTTATTCAGTGCTTCTGACATTTTCTCCATTTCTTCCTTATGCTTATTCGTACTGTCATAGATGTAACATAACAGTAAAAGGGTAAGCACGATTGGAAATCCCTGGTTGCTTATCATATTTGCTATCTGTTCCATGTGGCACCTCCTTCCTACCTTTTATTATATCAAATTATGGTTGACTTGTCAATGAAAATGTGCTATAATAATAAGAGAATCTATAGTTTGAAAGGAGTTAGGCATGGCTTACTATGATGGGACAAAGTTGCTGTCCATGAAAGACCTTAATGGGCGTGAACCAGAACTGTTTATGGTTACTACTAACCGAACCGGCGGTAAGACCACGTGGTTCAGCCGTTATCTTGTTAAGAAATTCAAACAGGGTAAGGGTAAGTTCTGCCTTATCTATAGATTCAATTATGAGTTATCAGATTGTGCTGAGAAGTTCTTTAAAGATATCCACGGATTGTTCTTCCCTGATGATGAAATGACCAGCCGACCTATGGCTAAAGGAATCTTCCATGAAATGTTTCTCAATGATGTTCCGTGTGGCTATGCAATTGCGCTTAACAATGCGGATGCAATCAAGAAATACAGCCACCTATTCAACGATGTGGAACGGATGATGATGGATGAATTCCAGAGCGAGACAAACAAATACTGCACCGATGAAATCCGTAAGCTGTTATCAGTCCACACAAGTATTGCTCGTGGTAACGGTAAACAAATTCGTTACGTCCCAGTGTACATGTGCGGTAACACGGTAAGCTTGCTTAATCCTTACTACGCCAGCCTTGGAATCAGTGACAGGCTTAAAAAGGAAACAAATTTCCTGAGGGGCGATGGCTTTGTCCTGGAACAAGGATTCATCCAGTCCGCTAGTGATGCACAGCTTGACTCAGGATTCAACCGGGCATTTGCTTCAAACGATTATGTCATGTACGCAAGCCAGAATGTGTACCTTAACGATAACTTCTCATTTATCGATAAGCCTGAGGGCCGTGGTAGATATTGCTACACGGTAAAATACCTTAATAAGCATTACGCAATCTATGAGTATGATAGCTTGGGTATCATGTATGTTACTGACAACTATGATAGTAGCTTCCCCAATAAGCTATCATTGACTACCGATGACCACAACATCAACTACGTTATGATAGCTAAAAACGCGCTGTTAATAAATCATTTCCGCATGCTGTTCAATCAAGGGTGTTTCAGATTTAAAAACCTGGACTGTAAGCAGATGCTTATAAAACTTTTATCATATTAGTATCTACAGGTGTTATCTATAATTTGCCGCTGTTGGACTCCACATGGTAAAACATGCCAATGGGGTATAGGGTATTGGAAACCCACTTTATAGACCATCTGTTAAGATATAAAAAGGCAGGATAATTGTTATCCTGCCTTTAACAATACTTGCGCAAATATTGTTAATCTTCCTGGAACTTGTTAAATCTCTTTGGTGTCATGTAATAACCCTTGTTTTGCAACACGATTCCTCCAGGCATTCTTACTGGTTTTAACATGTTCTTAAGCTTAAGTCCTTCCCTAAACTCGTGTATATCGTGTTCTTTTAAAAATTCTTTTTTAGCTTTCTCGCCCATACCAGCACATCGTATGGAATAATACGGCTCTTTATATTTCTGTTTTTCCTCATCCCATATCTCTGTTAATGGAACCCCATCTTCGTGAGTGACATGCTCAATATACGTTTTCTGCCTAACAAAAATCGCTTTGTCCCAATAACTCTCGAGTTTCCATGCGCAGAAATTTGTAGGATGAATCTTAATTCCTTTGGCGTCTTTAGGGTTGCCACTACAATGTATGGAATCTGTATCGCAGTATATGAAACCGTCCCTGTCCGGCCCTTGATAATTAGCTTGTGCGGCATTGATTACAAACCTCCTTGCGTATGATGTGATGGCACTTCCGACCGCTATAAATCCAGGCTTCTTCTCGTGCTCTTCTACTATTTCAAAACCTAATACATTATTATCGTTGATGTACGGCACTTTATAACTTGACAGGTCGTTGGCTGAGAACTTGCCGTATAGATTGTTAAGGTAAAGCTTTGCCAACTCTCTTTCAGCATCCTTGCTGTTTTCCTTAATCTTCTTATACTTGTACATGTATTCATCAAACAGCCCAATCTCCTGCCTAAACCAGCATCCGTCCAGTACTGTTAAATCAAATACGTTGTAGTGCTTACGAAATAACTCGTAGTCTACTCCTGTCATGGTCATGGTTACATAGCTGTCATGCAACTTGCCGTTTTTCATGTAATAACGTTTGTGCGTTCCTGTACTATAATCATAATAATCACTGGTTGTTAGATAGTCAGTTCCTAAGTATAGTAAACTTCCTTTAATTTGTACGGTTGGCAACATCCCTGGTTTTATCTGGAACCTGCATCTGATTCTTACAAAATAATAGTTTTCTTTAGCTATCTGAGGAATGTCACCTGTCCAAAACTGTGGCTTTCCTACTGGATAGTAGTTTCCTGATTCTGATGACATGTTAGAAGGGTAAGAACTATTGATATCTGCTGTCCATCCTTCGTTGTACATTCTATTCTCTTTGCCCTTAACAAGGTAGCAATATCCTCCACGGTAACTGTGGCGGATGTATGCATCAGCCGTCCTTTCTCCATATGTTTGTTCATCTATTTCTACCTCCGTTAAATCCGGGAAAAAATTCTGATAGTCTTGCTTATCATATGTCTGCTTGAACTCTTCAAGACAGCAGGAACCTATTGTAAGTTTCTGATGGCCCCTCTCAAACATGATTTCAAGTGCTTCCTTAACTACCAATACATCATTAGCGATATACTCACGTTCCTCTGGAGTAATCACACATCCTGCGTATCTGAATCCTTCGTACTCCATGTTAAGCTTCTTGTGCTTCGTCTTAAATGACTTTCCGATTCGTTCCACGCTGAACGGTAAAAGCTTAAGAGAATCCCTAAACTCAATGATGTTGTTCTTGCTCTTAATGGTAATTGTATACCACGCACCTCTATCGCTGATAGCGCATTTAAAATCCTTGTTATTCATGTTACGTTCAGATGTTCTGTTCCACTTGTAGTTGTTACGCAAAAGATAATCGATGATAAAGTTCCCATCAAACTTAAGGTTGTGGAAGTATCCTACTACATTGCATCCTAAGTCAAATACTCCGTCCAGGAACTCTCCAATGGAGTTATAGATTTTTACATCTTCCGTGCCAAGTTTGACCATTGCGGCGGCCCATACTTCCGTGTATGTCTGGTCTTTAAATACCGTTGTTTCAAAGTCGCAAACGTAGTACTCATAATTGCGTATTCGCACATTCTTATAATCCTCCAATAGTTGTGGGTCTATAAATTCTGTCAGACTTCTTCCCATTCCTCACCTGCTTCCAGGCTCTCGATGATTTCCTCACGACCGCCTGCTGTTCCACCTATTAACTCAAGAATACCTGTAAGTTTACCTACCAGTATTTCAGTGTCAGATACTCCTTCCCATCCGGGCCACATACCGTCTGCCTTTGATTGCTCTAGTGCTTCTGCAAAGTCCTCATCACCATAACGTGCACGTGCCGTGTTAAACCAGCGTGTGAGGTAGTTAAATAGCCTTTCATTACGCCCATATATCTGTGTCATTTCCATCTGAAATACAGTAAATATCTGGTTCGTGAAATCCACGTAATCAACTTCTGCTGGAGGGGTTACTGCTTTCTTCGGCGGTGTTACTGATTCACGCTTACGTTCCTTACGCGTTTGGGCGGCACGTTTTGCGGCTTCCTTACGTTCCTGCTTACGGCCTTGTTCGCCTGTAAGGATTTCTCCTGTCTCAGTGTCGATGTAACGTGACTTGGAGTACAGATATTCAGTGGTGATTTTCTTAAGCTTGTTTACACTTGCTTTGGTGATGCGCTTGGGTATCTCTGGAAGTAACTCTGGAACATCATAGCCTCGGTTCTCCATACGGCGTATCTGCCGTTGGATTCGTTGGCGTTCCTTACGGTATTGTTGCTGTACGTCTGATAACTGCTTCTTGCGTACATCAGTTGTTTTAGGTTTCTTCGCCATGTTAACACCTCCTGTTTAGATAAAATAGTGGGGAGGTTTCCCT